TGAGTGACTTAGTGAAGTGCTCACTGAAGGTGACTCCGGTGACGCGGTGACGGTCGAAAGGGGGGTTAGATGGGTTGGTTAAGAAGTGGGGCTTGGAAGGGGTTGGTTAGCTAAGTTGGCTAAGTGGAGGGGCGTAGTTAACGAAATGGTTAACGGCAAGGGTGGAGCGACATGAACGAAGATTACTGGAAAGTAAGGTGTGAGGAGCTGGAGGAGGAACTGCGCCAGGTTCGCGATGTGCTGCGGAGGGAAATTCATCCCGTCGTGTCGGCGATGGGAATGATTGCCCCGCAGACCCCCAGCGGGGCGGTTACGATGGTGGCGGCTCTGTACAAGGCCCACCCTCACGCCCTGTCGCGAGAGCGCCTGATGCTGGCGCGACGGGCCTGCAAGGAGGACGTGGACGACAAGGTGATTGATGTTCAAATCTGCAAGGCTCGCCAAGGGTTGCGGAAGGCCGGAGCCGAAGGGCCAATTATCGTTAACGTCTATGCTGCCGGCTATCGGATGCACGCGGGGGCTTATGCGTGGTTGTCTGAGCGGCTGATGGAGGTGCAATTAGCTGAGGCGCGGTTGACGGACACACGGTTGACAGACGCGACGAACCTTGCTTCTGTCCCCACAAAACACAGGGGTTGACGACAAAACACAGGGGCTGATCATGGGTAATCATTTGGACATGGCGCAACGCCAGATTGAAGACCGAGCAGAACTGAGCCGCGTGCGGGCAGAGCTGGCGATCCAGCGCAAGGCGCTCGCTAACCTGGAAGAGCGCGAGGTCGCCATCGTGGGGCGCATGGATGAACGGCTGCTGGCCGTGGCGAGCTTGTTGGAGGCTGACAAAGCGATTGGGTTGGCGGTTGAGCCGCTCGCTTTGGAAGTGACGATTGAGACAACGCCGGTGGATGCGGATGCGGATGCGGTTGATCTAACTGCGGTTGACCTGGCCGTCGTGTCTGACGGGCCAGTGGACCGTGCTAACGGCGCAGCCGCCTTCTGATGTCGGCTATCGGAAACCCCGCCGCCGTCCAGGCTGCAGCTGCAAAGCGCGATCAGTGGGGCCGCGAGCGTTACGAACAGGGGCGCAGGGATGGCGAGGCTCAAGCCGACGCTCGTTATGCCGACCGCCTTGAAGCCGCCCGCGCGGAACATTTGCAGGAGATTGCCCGTCTCGACGAGCGGCACAAAGCCAACGACATTGAGATCCGCGGTGCGGCCTACTGGCGCGGCAAAGTGATCGGTGCTGTCGGCGGCCTTGTGATCGGCTGCTTTTTGACCGTGGTCACGGGAGCCCTGATGTTTCAGCAGAACGAGCGCGCTTTGCAGGCTGGCGCTAATGTGGCTCAAGGCGGCATGACCGCGGGGCTGGCTATCGATGCTTTGCAACAAGGGGCAGAACAATGAAGATTGGCGTTGGACTTCCACCCGGTTGGTCCGTTATCGGGACGATCTTTACCGGCGCTCTTCTCTGGATCGGCGCGCAGCTTCCCGCTTGGCTTTCTTGGGGCTTTACCGTCTTGACGGCGCTGGTGCCTGATGTCAGTGTGGCCCCTGTTGTTGAGCCCCCTGTGCAGTGATGGCAAAACGTCCCGGCCTCTACGCTAACATCGCAGCCAAGCGAGCCCGCATAAAGGCAGGCTCTGGTGAGAAGATGCGAAAGCCCGGCGCAAAAGGCGCTCCCACCGCGAAGGCTTTTCGCGAGAGTGCGAAGACGGCGAGGAAGTGATGGCAAAGCCCGCAAAAGGAAAGGCTATGGTTAAGGTCACCGCTTCTGGTAAGCGCGTGTCTTATGGCCAAGCCGGTGAAGCCAAAGGCGGTGGGCCTCGCGTGCGGCCAGGAACGAGCAAAGGCGATGCTTATTGCGCACGTTCTATGGGGCAGATGAGAGACAACCCGAAAGCAGCCGCCGACCCGAACAGCCCGTTGCGGTTAAGCCGTAAGCGCTGGAAGTGTTCGGGTGAGCGGTCGCAGCGTTAACAGAAAAAATATCAAGGGTTTTCAATGGCGCTTGGTGGAGCAAGGCCAGGGGCCGGGCGCCCAAAAGGAAAGCCGAACAAGGCAAACCTTGAGGTGCGTGAGCTTGCGCGCGTCTATGGACCTGACGCGATCGCCGAGCTTGCCCGCATTGCTGGGCTGACAAAGCAACCGGGAAGCGACAACGAAGGCACCCGTGTGGCGGCGATCAAAGAACTGATCGATCGTGGGTATGGAAAGGCAACCCAGCCCATTACCGGCGAAGACGGCGGCCCCTTGGCCTTGATGGTGTTCACTGGCGTTCCGCATGCGCAAGAAGAACATTAGCCTCGCCTACTATCCCCGCGAATGGCAGGCCGAATGTCACAAGCGAAGGGTTAGGTTTCGCGTGTTGGCGCTCCATAGAAGGTCGGGCAAAACCGAGATGGCCCTGATGGAGCTAATCGACGCGGCGCTTAAGACCACCGCGGACCTGGCTTATTACGTTTACCTTGCGCCGTTTCTGAAGCAGGCCAAGACCATCGCATGGGCGCGGTTGAAACAGCGCTTGGCCCCGCTCCTAAACGTCAACGCTGTGGCGGTGAACGAAAGCGAACTGTCAATCAAGCTGGCGCACAATGGCGCTGTGATCCGCATCTTTGGCGGCGACAATCCGGACGCCTTGCGTGGCGTGCGCCTTGATGGCGTGGTCATCGATGAGGTGGCGCAGATCAAGCCCGAAGTCTGGCAGGACATTATTCAGCCGGCGCTGTCAGACCGCAAAGGTTGGGCGCTGTTCATTGGTACGCCTTCGGGCGTCAACCTCTTCAGCGAGCTTTTCTTTCGCGCTAAGACCCTGCCAGATTGGGCCTCGGCGCTCTATACGGTCTATGACACCGACGCCCTTGATACCGATGAGATCGCACGCTTGCGCCGCGACATGAGCGAAACAAGCTTCAGCCGCGAGTATCTGTGCGACTTTAGCGCGGCCGGCGAGGATCAGCTGATCAGCTTGTCTGACGTCCAGGCCGCGACGCAACGCCACTACGCGATCACGGAATATCAATGGGCGCCGCGCATTCTTGGTGTTGACCCCGCGCGCTTTGGCGATGATCGATCGGTCATCTTCCCGCGCCAGGGGCTTGTGGCGTTCCCGCCCATCGTCCTGCGTGGCGTGGACAACATGGACCTGGCCTCGCGTGTCGCGGCCAAGATCGCTGAGTGGCAACCCGACGCGGTGTTCATTGATGCAGGCAATGGCTCTGGTGTGATTGATAGGCTGCGCCAGCTTAAGCATGAAGTCACTGAGGTGTGGTTCGGCGGACGCCCCATTGACGAAGCGTACAAGGACAAGCGCACCGAGATGTGGTGCGGGTTGGCCGAATGGATTAAGTTAGGCGGCGCGATCCCTGATGACGTGGCCCTCAAGCAAGACTTGGCCGCGCCGACTTACGCTTTTACGCAGACCGGCAAGCGCGTGCTGGAAAGCAAAGATGACCTCAAGGCGCGCGGGCTTCCTAGCCCCGACCTTGGCGACGCCTTGGCCCTGACCTTCGCCGCGCCAGTGGCGGCTAGAACACGCTTTGAGCGCCAGCGCGATGAGCTGGCCCGGCCTCGCTCGCGTGGTGAGTATAACCCTTTGGATATGGTCTGATGGCAATCCCGCGCGAGATTGTGGCTAGCGAATGGATTGATCGCGCTTGGCCGCTGCTTGAAGAGCACTATGCCGAGCTGGCGACTGTGCCGGACATTATGCTGCTTAAGCCCGATGTCGAGCGCTACCAGACCCTTGAAGCGGCGGGGAACTTGTTTGCTATCGGTATGTTTGACATCCATGGCGACACTCATGGCGATGCTGGCGCCGAAACCCTAGTCGGCTACAGCGTTAACATTGTGTGCACCAACCTGCATTATGGCGACTTGCTAATGTGCCAGAATGACTTGCTCTTTGTGCGCAAGTCACACCGGCGCGGCATGACCGGCATGCGGCTGATTACGGCGACCGAGCGCGCCGCCAAGGATCGAGGTGTCAAGATGATGCTGTGGCATGCTAAGCCTGGGACAACCCTTGATCGGATGTTGCCGAGGCTTGGATATGGCATTCAAGACGTCATCTATTCGCAGGTGCTGTGATGGCTTTAACCGCTGCTATTGCCTCAGTTGCCGCATCTGGCGCAAGCGTTTACCAAGGCCAGAAGGCCCAGAAGGCCCAACGCCGCGCCGCTAACCAAGCAACGATGCAAGCCGAGATGCAACAACGCCAAGCCGAACGCGAGTTTAACCGCGCTAACCAGAAGCGCCCCAACATTGCAGCGTTGGCCGCACGCAACCGCGCCATGAGCGGCGGTGGAGTTGGCGGCACATTTCTTACCGGCACAATGGGTGCGCCTACATCAAGCGGCATGCTAGGCCGCACGAGTTTGCTAGGATCATGATACCCAAGACCGACATGCTGCGCCGCTGGACGGCCCTTCAGACCGAGCGGTCTAGCTGGATCGCCCATTGGCGCGAGCTGTCGGATTATCTGCTTCCTCGCTCGACGCGGTTCTACAAGTCAGATCGCAACAAGGGCACGAAGAAGCACAACGCCATCTTTGACAGCACGGCTTCACGCTCTTTGCGTATCTTATCAGCGGGCATGATGAGCGGCATGACCTCGCCTGCTAGGCCATGGTTCAGGTTGGCTTTGCCCGATGAAGACCTAATGGACTATGCGCCGGTCAAGTCATGGCTGGCCGAGACGCAAGGGCGCATGCTGAACGTGTTTGCGCGCAGCAACACTTACCTCATGCTCCATGCCTGCTACGAAGAGCTTGGTGCGTTTGGCACGAGCGCTTCTGTCATCATGGATGACTATGACGCCCTCATCCACCATTACCAAAGCCCCGTCGGCGAGTTCGCCTTGGCCACGGATTATCGCGGCAACGTCAACACGATTTACCGCGAGTTTGAGAAGACGGTCGCCGAGTTGGTTGCAGAGTTTGGGTATGACCAGTGCTCGCGCACGACCCAAGCGCTCTACAACTCAGGCAATCTCGATGCGTGGGTGCCGATCATTCACGGCATAGAGCCCCGCTCTGACCGCGATGCACGCAAGGCCGATGGTAAGAACAAGCCATGGCGCAGCGTCTACTTCGAGCCTGGCCGCGAGGACGCAGGCGAAAAGGTGTTGCGCGAAAGCGGCTATGATCGCTTTCCGGGCCTCGCTCCGCGCTGGCACAAAATGCCCGGCGATGTGTACGGCAACAGCCCCGGCATGGAGGCCCTCGGCGACATCAAGCAATTGCAGCACGAGCAGCTGCGCAAGGCCAATGCCATCGACTATCAGACCAAGCCGCCACTGCAAGTGCCGGCTGGCATGAAGGGGCGCGACTTGGATTACCTGCCTGGCGGCGTGACCTATGTCGATGCGCCTGGCGCGCAGAACGCAGTGTCCACGCTGTTCAATGTGCAGCTGGATCTCCAGCATTTGCTTTTCGACATCCAGGACGTTCGCGAGCGCATCCGTGGCGCGTTTTACGCCGATCTCTTCCTCATGCTGGCGTCGACCGTTCCAGGTCGCATGACCGCGACTGAGGTGGCCGAGCGGCACGAAGAGAAGCTTCTCATGCTTGGCCCCGTGCTTGAGCGCCTGCACAATGAGCTACTCAAGCCCCTGATCGACGAGACCTTCACCCGCATGGTGCAGGCTGATCTTATTCCGCCGCCGCCTGAAGCGTTGCAAGGCGTGGAGCTTGACGTGGAGTTTGTTAGCATGCTCGCCCAAGCGCAGCGTGCGATCGGCGTTAATGGCGTTGATCGTTTCGTCGGCGCTCTTGGCGCGGTGGCCCAGATGCGGCCTGAAGTGATCGACAAGATCGACGTGGACAAGTGGGCTGACAGCTATAGCGACATGCTTGGCGTTGACCCCGACATCATCGTCGCATCCGAGAACGTGGCTATCATCCGCCAGCAACGCGCTCAAGCCCAAGCCCAAGCCCAACAGATGCAGGCCGCGCAGATGCAGGCTGATGCAGCGGCTAAGCTTGGCACCGTCAAGACCGACGAAAAGAACGCCGCGACTGATCTCATCAACCTATTCAGCGGCTATGGAGGAACCTAACATGCCTGGAATGAAACCCTACGGCGCCAAGCCCGCCGGCAAAGGCGGCAAGATGACCCCACCGCGCACGCCTCGCAGGCCCGCGCCATCTCGCAAAGGAAAGTAAGCCATGGGTGCGCCCGTCGTTTCACAAGCGCTTGAGACGCTCACAGCCACGATCGAAAACGGCGGCAGTCTGTCCGGCGCTGTGGATCTCGGCGGGCGCAAGCTGGTTGCCATCGACATGCCTTCAAGCTGGACTGCTGCTTCGCTGACCTTCCAAGCCAGCGTGGATGGCGTCACCTATGACGACCTGTACGATGGCGCGACTGAGCGCACACTCGTGGTCGCCGCTTCGCGCTATCTGGCGCAAGCCATTGGCGATTGGGTTGGCGTGCGGTTCCTGCGCATTCGCTCTGGCACAGCCGGTACGCCGGTCAACCAAGGCGGCGCGCGAACGATCACTTTGGTGGTGCAGCCGTGAGTATTTTGGCGCTTTGGCTTAAGCGGGGCTTTATTGGGGAACTGGCAAGCCCTGGCGGGTCCGTGGCCGCTGAGGTCGTTAACGACGCAGGCCTTTTGGTGGTCAACGACGCTGGTCTAATTTTGGTGCTGGGGTAAGACATGACAACCATTCCTCTCAGTGCGTTGACCGCGACTTGGAACGCCAGCGGCACGACCTTTACCGCTGTGAAGATGAACGTTACGGACACGGCGAGCGCGGCAGCAAGTCTGCTGCTGGATTTGCAGGTGGGGGGGACGAGTCAGTTCCGCGTGTCAAAAGGCGGAAGGATCACGGCGCAGACGCTGACCCTTGGCCTCGGCGGGCAGACAGCGGTGGCGGACAACACCGCGATTGGTGTAAACGCTTTGAACAGCGCTTCGCTTACTAGCGCAAGCAATGTCGCCGTTGGATACCTAGCAGGCAGGGATTTAACGACTGGCGGCGAAAACACGGTTGTCGGAGCCTATGCGTTACCGTCTGCAACAACGGCGGGGACAAACACCGCTATTGGTTTAGCTTCACTAAACGCAGCAACGACCGGAGGAGCCAACACGGCTGTCGGAACCTATGCAATGGCGGCATTGACGACGGCAACTGACAATGTCGCCATTGGCAGAGAGGCGTTAGATTTACTAACAACAGGCAGTGGAAACACAGCGTGTGGAAGAAACGCGGGTGACGTTCTTACAACTGGCGAACGCAACACCATTATTGGTAAAGGTTCCGATCCATCTGCTGCCGCTGGCGTTGACCAAACCGTAGTAGGCGAAGGCCTCACTGGCAAAGGCGATGACACTGCTTTCATCGGCGGTACGAACGGTGCTTACAACGAGAAAAACGTCACGACGTGGGAAACCACCTCTGACGCGAGGATCAAGAAGAACATCGTCAGCAACGGCGCTGGTCTTGAAATCATCAGCCAGATCAACGTGCGGAACTTCGAGTATCGCACTGCCGAGGAAATCACCGAGCTTCCAGCGTCTGCTGCCATCAACCAGCCTGGCGTTCAGCTTGGCGTGATCGCGCAGGAGCTTCAGGCGGTCCTGCCGCAGTGCGTGACGGAAAACAGCACCGGCGTCCTGAGTGTCAATACGGACCCGCTCATCTGGTATCTGGTCAACGCGGTCAAGCAACTGTCCGCTAAAGTACAGACGCTAAAAGGAACCTGACCATGGATAACCCCACCCCCGAACAAATTGCCCGCCACTACAGCGCAATGCTTGACAGCGTAAACCTCATTAACGGGCTTGCGCCAACTACGGACACGGACAATCTCGACACGCTCGACCGTAATGTCCGTCACCTAGAGCACATGCTGGAACGCAACTGGTGGGCAGGCTACGACCTCGCACCGATCAACGCAGCAATTGCGGCGGGCCGCCAATGAGTAAAGCAAGAGTAAACGTCAACAAGCTCAACAGCATTGTGTTTGTTAATGACTACGGCGCCGATCCGACAGGAACCGTTGATAGCTCTGCGGCTTTCACCGCAGCGCTAGCAGCCATCGATTATGGCGGCACGCTGTATCTTGATGGCAAATATCTATTGCTTAAAGAGATCTTAATCAACAAGCGCGGCCTTAGCATAGTTGGACACGATGCGCGAATTGGGAACATTGTTAACGTAAATCAATCGCGCTCAATCATTATTGCAGACAGCGCAACAGATGGAGCGGCGATTAGAGTTGTAGACGTATCAGCAACATTCAAAAACTTTGTTTTGGTTAACGGCCCTAACACGCCAAGCGTTCGCGTTGACGGCATACGTGTTGAGCAAATCAACGCCAGCGTTAAGATTTACGATCTTCTTATTGAAGGCTTTCAAACAGGATTAAGAAGCACACAAAACTACTATAACACGATCGACAACACGTCATTCTATGCGTGCGATGAATCTTTGCGGTTTGACAACTGCTATAACATTACCCTTTCCGGCCTAAAAATTAGGGGCAACCCGACGCCTGTGTTCACAAGCGAATCGTGGGGAATCCGTTTGCTAAACGGATCGTCAGTTGCAATGTTTGGCGGAGCTATAGAGTCATTTGGCACGGGAGCAATTGACCTGCAAGCAAACGCTAGCATCAATCTGTATTCGGTTTATTTTGAAGGGGAAACGCCTAATTTGTTGAGTGATGGCGTCAAGTGCGGTGCTAATACTAGTGTTGTAGCAATAGGCTGCCACATTTATCTGACGACTATGGATAATTTTATTGCGGCGGGAAACAGCGGCGCCACTGGAATGCGTGTTTATTCGCGAAATAATCGCATAGCGTATCCCACAGACACTAAAGTGGCTACAGTCTATAAACCGCTTACTCCTGACACAACAGCGAATTGGGATGTCGCGGGAGATAACTGGCAATCTCCGATTGGAGCGAACGTCAAGTATGTGTTAGATGAAACGGCTGGCGGCGGTCGTCGTGTTGTTTCATATCCCATCGGGCACCCTAATTTTTTGAAGCCGCTTGATACAACGGTGTTCGCCCCTGCCGCTTGGCAGTCAGCGCCTACGTTGCCCGTTGCGTCGCAAACCTCCCCGTCTCCAATGCCGAGTATCGTCTCATTTGAAAACGTCAGCAACACGGCAACAGATGACCCGCTTAATTTGCGGTTAACTGCGTGGGGCCTTGGCCCTTACATGACAGTGTATCATGAAGGGCAGTGGGAAAAAGTAGGCACCCGCTTGCCAAACCAAACAAACAGCACAGCGGCGACGTTGGCGGATTTGGTAACGGACTTCAACGCCTTGCTGACAAAAATGCGAAACAACGGGATTATGGTGTAAGTACATGCCCCTTAAACGCGGCTCATCGAGCAAGACCATCAGCGCCAACATCCGCACCGAAATGGCGGCTTAAGCTAAGGATGAACCGGAATAATGACCAACGTTATCGACGCCCCGATTGTCACCCGCCTATCGCTTAACCCCGAGCGCGTGCTGGAAGCCGCCCTTGGCAAGCTGAGCGATGTGGTCATCATTGGCTACACGCATGATGGCGAAGAGTATTTCGCTTCGTCCGAAGCCAACGGCGCGGAAGTGGTGTGGCTGTTGGAGCGGGCAAAGCTCCAGCTTTTGCGCATGGGGGACGGCGACAATGCCTCTTAAGCGCGGTTCATCTAAAGCGACGGTAAGCGCCAACATTCGCACCGAGATGGCGGCGGGCAAACCGCAAAAGCAGGCGGTGGCGATTGCTTTGTCCAAGGCTGGGAAGAGTAAACCGAAAACAAAGCGTTAACACAAATGACCGACTTCGACCCCTTCGACATCCAAAGCGCCCAGGCCCGCGACAATGATCGCCGGCACGCGGCGGCTATGGAGCGTCGCGCGGAGGCTGAAGATTGGTCTTGGTTGCTCGCCAGCAAGCGAGGCCGGCGCATTGTGAGGGAGCTTCTCGACGTGTCTGGCGTAGCGCGCTCCAGCTTTACCGGCTCAAGCGAGACCTTTTACCGCGAAGGCCAGCGCGCCATTGGGCTGCATATCTTGCGCCAGGCCTGGACCTACGCGCGCGAAGAAGTGCCAAACCTACTGAGGGCTGACGATGAGTAACGAAACGACACCAGAGACGTTGATGACCGCCGCAGAGATCACCGCAGGCGAGCCATCTACGACGGCCAGCGCCACCGATGCATCGGTGACTGGCGACCAGCAGCCGGAGACCGGCAGTAGCACGCCACCCGCGGAAGACCAGCCCGCGACCAGTGGTGAAGAGATTGACTATGCTTTCAC